TTACAAACAGAGATAAGAGTGTGCGATATGAGTAATTATGAGATAATCGAAGAGTGTTATGCATGCGGCTCTAGCGCATTACATAAATTTTGTTCTCTGGGTTCTCAGCCTTTGGCTAATAATCTTAAGGATACACCCGAGCAAGATGATGAATTGTATCCACTAGAAGTAAATGTTTGTATGGAATGCTATCACTCTCAGTTGACAGTATCTGTTGATAGAGAAGCGTTGTACAAGCATTATCTTTATGTCAGCGGAACATCGAACACTTTAGTTAAAGAATTTGATCAGGTTGCCTCTCAAATTCATTCAGAAAATCCTGGAGACAATAAACGAATTCTTGATATTGCTTGTAATGATGGCACATTCTTAAAGTCATTCAGACCATATAAGTGGGAACTGCATGGTATTGATCCAGCCGAAAACATTGTTTCCAAGATCAATGAGCCAGATCTAAATCTTACTTGCGATTTTTTCCCATCAGTAAAGGTTAAAGGTGCATATGATGTTATCACTTGCTTTAATGTGGTGGCACATATCCAAAATCCTTTAGCATTCCTAACAGATTGTAAGAGGCTGTTGCAACCAGATGGCACTCTGTACATACAGACCTCACAGAAAAATATGATTGTAAACGGTGAGTTCGATACAATTTATCACGAACACCATTCGTTCTTTACAATCAACTCTATGAATGAATTGTGTAAACGCGCAAGGCTTTCCCTGGTGGATGTTGAATATCGTCCAGTGCACGGAACAAGTTATCTGTTTAAGATTAAGCACAATGCAACGGATAATTCAGAGGAACGAATTAATCAATTATTGCAAGATGAGTCTGCTTTGGTTGACGCAGAAACATATGAAGAATTTAATGATAAAGTGTTGAACAATAAAACTCGATTAACCCAATTAATTGATGAATCATCATTGCCTGTTGTTGGCTATGGAGCAGCCGCAAAGGGTGTGGTGATGAGCAATTATGTTCAACGCAAACTAAAATATATCGTCGACGAAAATCCGATGAAGATCGGTAAGATTATCGGCGGTGTTAATATTCCTATCGTTGCACCAGAAACATTAATCAACGAACCTGGCGATTTAATGATTATTGTTTATGCGTGGAATTTCTTTGATGAGATTCATTCTAAGATCAAAAAACTTAGACCAAATAACAACGATATAATCGTTTCGTCAATGCAATAAATCAAAGGATATGTTATGAAAGCCTGTATCGCATCATATTTTATGCCGAACATTAATCCTAAAACTGTGGAATTACAAAGAGCAGTTGTTAAGAAGTTTAATCCTTTAAACCTTCAGCATATAGCCATTAAGGGGGAAATCCCGCATGGTTTGTTTATGGATTATATTTGGACATTAAATGGTCAATCAGTTTCTACCTTTAAAGATGAAAATGTTTCAAAACAATTAGACTTTGATGTCGTGTTGTTTCTAGACATTGATTGTTTGCCAGTCCACCCAAATGCAATAGAAACATATATTTCGGCGGCATCAAATGGTGCGTTAATTGGTAATGCGCAGCGTTCAGGGCATATTGAAAACAACAATCATTTGTTTGCTGCACCTTCAGCGTTAGCATTAAGCGCAGCAAATTTTGATAAGATGGGTCGACCATCAGCAATGGAAACTAGTCGCGGTGATGTTGCCGAAGAGTATACCTATGCTGCTGAGGCTAATAATATTGCAGTTGACTTTGTCATGCCATTAAGGTATGATAGGAATGTATATCGATATGATTGGGAAACTGACCGTAGACCTTATTGGACTCTAGAAAATGGCAATCCAAACTATGGTCTTGGTACAACATACGGTAAAGAAAACGATCTATTCTGGCATAACTTCCAAATCAGAGTAGAAGGTCAGCAAGAACAATTTTGGAAGAAATGTGAGGAATTATTAAATGGCTAATCGTAGTGACTTTTATAACGCTAAACTTCCACGACAATACAAGAGAATGCTTGCAATGGCTGAAGCATATGGTTGGGTTAAAGACTCACATGAGCGTGGTGATTTTAAACGATCGATGATTGCTGCTCATGCAAACCATGTTGCTTTCAAGATCAAGCGTCAGTCTATGGATAATGCTAACAGCAGTGAAGAATAATGCATTCTTTATCAGAACTCCGTGACTTGCTAGTATCTAAACAGATACAGATACTAGATTATAATGGTTGGCAACTTAGAGTCGGTGATGACACGTGGGTTATGATACACGATGTTCTTTATTTAAATGGTGAAAAACAAAACCATAAGCAAAAAGGTTTATTTGACAAATACAAGAAGGTGAATACAAATGACAATCAAAGCACTCAAGCTCGTAAATGGCGAGGAATTAATTGCGGCAATCGAAGAGGAGAGTGACACTCACATCACTTTCACTGACCCAGTTGCTTGCGTTCTCCAGCGCGGTAAAGATGGTGCCCCAGTTCTTGGCTTTATGCCATGGATGCAAGCAAGCAATCCTCCGTTTACAATCAACAAGAATCATATTCTTGTTATCTCAGAGGTTGCGGATGAAGTGAAAAACGGGTATAATCAAATCTTCGGGGCAGGAATCGTTGTTCCCCCAAGGCAGTTAATTACAGGTTAAAGCGTGTCTAATTTTTATACTAATGTCAGCGTCTCTGGTCGATTTATTCTTCTGAGAGGCGTTGAAAATGATAAGAGGGTCAGACGGAAGGTTGAATTCCGTCCGACCTTTTTTCTTTCCAGTCAAGAGAAGTCTGAGTACAAAACTCTTGATGGTGATTATGTCAAACCAATACAGCCTGGAACAATTCCAGAGTGTCGTGAATTCTTAGAGAGGTACAAGGGTGTCGACAATTTTCCTGTTTTTGGGAATAATCGCTATGAGTATGCTTATATTGCTGATGAGTATCCTGACGATATTCTTTGGGATGTCAGTAAAATACTTATTGCCTATCTTGATATCGAAGTTGGATCCGAGAACGGATTTCCTGAACCAAGAGATGCAAACGAAGCAATCACAGCAATCAGTATCAAAGTCAAAGATAATTATTTTGTGTTTGGTTGTGGCGATTATGTCAAGCATCGTGACGACGTGCACTATGCAAAATGCCGCGATGAGTCAGATCTCATACGACGCTTCCTCGACCTATGGAGCCGATGGCATCCAGATGTAGTCACTGGTTGGAATGTCGAGCAATTCGATATTCCATATCTTGCTAATCGCATCATCAAAGTTCTTGGTGAGGATGAAGCCAAGAAACTCTCGCCGTGGAATCGTATCAGTAAACGCGAAACGACGATGATGAATCGTCCAGTAGAGTTCTATGATATTTCTGGAGTTGCTATTCTAGATTACATCCAACTCTATCGCAAGTTTACATATTCGCAGCAAGAGTCATATCGTCTTGATAACATTGCTCATGTTGAATTGGGTGAGAAGAAATTAGATTATTCTGAGTTCGAAACTCTACATCAACTCTACAAACACGACTATCAGAAGTTCATTGAGTATAACATCAAGGATGTCGAACTTGTTGAGAAACTCGAAGACAAGATGAAGTTGATTGAGTTGGCGTTGACTCTTGCTTATGATAACAAGGTCAACTACGATGATGTGTTCACGCAGGTTCGTATGTGGGACGCGATTATCTACAACTATCTTCTACGAAAGAAGATTGTGATTCCTCAACTTTCTCATAGCACAAAGAGTTCGCAATACGAAGGCGCATATGTAAAAGATCCCATTTGTGGTATGCATGAATGGGTTGCGTCGTTTGACTTGAACAGTCTGTATCCGCACTTGATTATGCAGTATAACATCTCGATGGAAACACTCGTCGAGCCAAAATTATACAATGACAATATGCGTGGGTTTATCAGCAACTGTAATGTCAGCGTTAACTCTTTGCTAAATCAAGAAGTTGATACAAGCATCCTAAAAGATCTTGGTGTTACCGTAACGCCGAATGGTCAGCTGTTCCGTACTCAAGAGCAGGGTGTTCTGCCTGAGATTATGGATAGCATGTACAAAGATCGTACACGCTATAAGAAGTTGGCAATCGAAGCCAAGAAGAAGATCGAAACTGTTCTTGAAGATAAGAATCAAGTTACTTATCTCGAGAAACAAGTTGCTCGATACAATAACCTGCAGTTGGCAAAGAAGGTTACTCTAAACTCTGCTTACGGTGCACTTGGTAATCAATACTTCCGCTTCTTTGATACTCGTATCGCCGAAGGCATTACAACGGCAGGTCAGTTGTCTATTCGTTGGATTGAAAAGAAGATTAATCAATACATGAATAATCTGCTCAAAACTGATGATGTAGATTATGTCATCGCTTCTGATACTGACTCAATCTATTTGAACATGGGTCCGCTGGTCAAGAAACTTTACCCAGATACTTCTGACACCAAGAAAGTTATTAAGTTTATGGATAAGGTTTGCGATGATAAGATCCAGCCGTTCATTGATGCGTCGTATGAAGAATTGAAAGAATATGTCAATGCGTTTCAACAGCGCATGGAA